GTCTTACAAGGATAATAATAACAATGACCGTAAGTTTAATTCCCACAGGAAGAAAAGTAAAATACCTAAACAACAGAGATTTATTAGCAGAAATTCATCGTAGCAAGAGTTCATTCTCAAGTTATGAACAGCCCGAGTTTATGCAACATGACATAATTCTAACTAATTTGGATAAAATTAATATTAGAACCGTTGCAGATGCTAAACGTGCCAAGGCCAAAAGATTAGGTTTAGCTAAATTTGCGGCTGCTAGGGCCACAGGTGACAAGAAAGTTAAACTAATTGAATGTACAGCTGACTACAAAACTATTGCCAAAACAGATGTTGTATTTAGAATCATGACATTTGATCATATTCCACTGGCGCCGGGTCGTAAGAAGACAACCAAAACAACCGCAGACGCTCATGAGAAAGTAAACTTTCCTCCATATCAACATTGGAAGTTCAATGATCAAGATGAATTAATCTGTGTTGGAAAGTCGCACTGGAAAGGTCCATTAGATAGTGGTAAGTTTAGCAAAGATCACGGACGCATCACTGAAAACTTAGGCAAGATGTATATTAAATTATCCGAACGCTATGCACAGCGTAGCAACTGGCGTGGCTATACCTATGTTGAAGAAATGCGAGGGCAGGCTATTCTACAATTAAGTCAAATTGGTCTACAGTTTGATGAAAGTAAATCAGAAAATCCATTTGCGTATTACACAGCCGCAGTGACTAACAGCTTTACTCGAGTGCTGAATATTGAAAAGAAAAATCAAAACATCCGTGACGACATGTTAGAATCACACGGATTAACTCCAAGTCTTACAAGACAGAACCAACAAGAATACGCAGAAGAAACTGCTCGTCAAGCCGAGTTATATAAAAACTTCCGTATGCCTAAGAGTGAAGATGGCGATTTTGTTGAAGAAAACGAAGAAACAGAAACTTGACTTTTTCCAAAACGTCTGTTAAACTCGTAGCTAGGAGAATTATTAATGCCCTTATTTAAAAAGGTAGCGTGTTTTACAGACATACACTTTGGACTGAAGTCAAATTCAGGAACACACCTTAAAGACTGCGAAGAATTTGTAGACTGGTTTATTGCAGAAGCTCAGAAAGAAGGTTGTGAAACAGCAATCTTTCTCGGAGACTGGAGTCATAACCGTAACAGTCTTAACTTAATTACGTTAGATACCAGTTTACGATGTTTAGAAAAGCTAGGTGCTGCTTTTGAGCAGTTCTACTGGTTTCCAGGTAACCACGATTTGTTCTACAAGGACAAGCGAGACATCCATAGTAGTGCGTTCGGACGCCATATTCCAGGTGTGACTGTTGTAGACTCTGTCACCACTCTAGGCGAAGTCACCCTTGTACCGTGGTTAGTTGGTGATGAGTGGAAGGCTATGAAACAGCTGACCAGCAAATATGTATTTGGTCACTTTGAACTACCATTGTTCTATATGAACGCCATGGTACAGATGCCCGACCACGGTGAGCTTAGAGCAGAAGACTTTGGCAAACCAGAGCATGTATTCAGCGGTCACTTCCATAAACGACAAAGCAAAGGCAATGTGCATTACATAGGTAATGCGTTTCCACATAACTTTGCAGATAACTGGGATGACGAACGCGGTATGATGATCTTAGAATGGGGTGGGGTACCAGAATATCGCAACTGGGACAACTGTCCTAAATTCAGAATCATCAAACTCAGCGACTTGTTAGATCGCAAAGATGAAATCATGAAGTCTAAGATGCACTTTAAAGTTAATCTCGACATTGATATCAGCTATGAAGAAGCAAACTTCATTAAAGAAACATTTACCAACGAGTATGACATTCGAGAAATTAGTCTTATACAAGATAAAACTAACTTAGATGGCACAATTGATGACAATCCAGATCAACAGTTTGAAAGCGTTGATCAGATTGTGTCCGAACAATTAATTAATATCGAATCTGAACAGTTTGATAAAAAGATTTTACTAGACATTTATAATAATCTATGAGCTTTAAAATACGTAATATCACCGTAAAGAATTTTCTTTCAGTAGGAAATCAAACTCAAGCTGTAGACTTTGACAAAGAGCACCTTACATTGGTACTAGGATCTAACCTAGACCTAGGTGGGGATGATACAGGGTCGCGCAACGGCACAGGTAAGACTACTATGATCAATGCATTGAGCTATGCATTGTACGGACAGGCTCTAACTAACATCAAAAAAGAGAATCTAATCAATAAAACCAACGGCAAAGCTATGTTGGTCACTGTTGAGTTTGAGAAGAACGGCGTTAATTATCGCATCGAGCGAGGCCGCAAACCTAATATTCTTAAATTGTATGTCAATGATCAAGAATTAAAAGCAGAAGAAAAAGAAGACGAAGCTCAGGGCGATAGCCGTGAAACGCAAAAAGCCATTGAACAGATGTTAGAGATGACTCATACAATGTTCAAGCATTTAGTAGCTCTTAACACTTATACAGAACCGTTCCTATCTATGAAGGCAGCAGAACAGCGTGAAGTTATCGAACAACTGTTGGGTATTACACTATTAAGTGAAAAAGCAGAAGCGTTAAAATCTTTAATTAAAGAAAGCAAAGATTCTATTCAAATTGAAACTGTTAGGATTGAAGCAATCAAGACTGCCAACGGTAATGTACAGAAAAGTATTGATAGTTTAAAAATTAAAAGTTCAGCTTGGGCAAATAAGAAAGAAACAGATATCGAAAACTTAGGTCGTGCTATGATGCGACTTGAGAATGTTGACATTGAGGCCGAGCTTGCGGCGCATTTACAAGTAAAGACTTGGGCTGAGAACGATCTTAAAATTAAAAATCTTAACAAACAAAAAGCTACTTTAGAGTCAGCTCTGGGTCAAGCTGAAAAGACTGTTAAGAAATACAGCAAAGACCTTGAAAGTCTAGCTGATAAAAAGTGTCATGCCTGCGAACAAGAGCTACACGACCATAAACACGAAGAAATGTCTGCTACTGCTAACAAGCATTTGTTAGAATCAGCTGAGTACTTTGAAAAAGTTAGTAATAGTCTTAGTAAAATTGTAGAAGAAGTTGGCGCTATTGGTGATTTACCTCACAAGCCGCAAACGTTCTATGACACAGAAGCAGAAGCATTAGGTCATAAAAACAATTTAGATGGTTTAGAAAAGAGCCTAACTGCTAAAATTGATGAGCAAAATCCTTACGAAGAACAGATTGAAGAATTAAACAATACTGCTATTCAAGAAATTAACTGGGAAGCAGTTAATACATTGACCAAGTTAAAAGATCATCAAGAGTTTTTACACAAGTTGCTAACTAACAAAGATTCGTTTATTCGTAAAAAGATTATTGATCAAAACTTGAGTTATTTAAACAAGCGACTGAGCTACTATATCGACAAGCTAGGACTTCCGCATAGAGTAGTTTTCCAAAATGATCTTACAGTTGAGATTACTCAACTAGGACAAGATCTCGATTTTGATAACTTATCACGCGGAGAACGCAACAGATTGATCTTAAGTATGAGCTTTGCCTTCCGTGATGTATGGGAAGGATTATATCAAAGTATTAATTTATTGTTTATTGATGAGCTTGTAGATGCTGGAATGGATGCTGCCGGGGTAGAAAGTGCCCTAGCTGTCCTGAAAAAGATGGCCAGGGAGCGCAATAAGAATATATACTTAATATCGCACAAAGATGAACTTGTAGGCCGGGTAAACAACGTACTCCGAGTTATTAAAGAGAACGGTTTTACCAGCTACTCAAACGATGTAGACTATGTTGAATGAAGAGATAAACAAGTATAAGGATTTATATTCACAGTTAGTCAGTGCCTTTGCAGAGTTACATAATCAAAATTTGATTTTTGTAAGGACTACGGGCAGGACTCCCGGGTATATATGTAGGAAACATCTTCGAGACGTTGAATTGCTGGCCAAGCAATTAAAAAAACAAAGTCAATTAGTATGTAAAGAAAATTTAGCAAACATAAAGCTAGAACGAAAACTTAAAAAAGAGGAAAAGAAAAATGTCAAACACAGTAGAACAATTAAAAAGTCAATTTGAAGCATTCTTAGCAGAAGATTCAAAATTCACAGGTGGTAATAGCGCAGCCGGAACTCGCAGTCGCAAAGCTCTAGCAGAGTTAAGTAAGCTAGTAAAAGCAAGACGCAATGAAATCACAGAAGAAAAGAATGCCCGCAAGGAAGCCAAGGCAGCAAAATAATCAATGACTTGGTACCATAAAGGTTCTATAGTTACAGAACTGCCTGAAGATTGTGTGGGATTTGTTTATCTTATCTCATGCAATACTTCTGGCAGACTCTACATAGGCAAAAAGTTAGCAAAATTTAGTAAAACGACCTACAAAACTGTAAAGTTAAAGAACGGCACAAAGAAGAAAAAGAAGATCAGAAGCAAAATAAACAGCGACTGGCAAGAATATTATGGCTCAAATATAGAACTTAACAAAGACGTTGAGTTATTTGGCAAAGAAAATTTCACAAGAGAAATATTGCACTACTGTAAAAGCAAAGCAGAAACATCTTACATTGAGGCCCGCGAACAATTCGACCGCAAAGTATTAGAATCCGATGAATACTATAACGGACAAATTTCTGTCCGTGTCCATGGCTCTCACATTAAATCCAAAATTTAATTCAGTTTAAGCTCGCACAGGCTAATATCGTGTGCCGAACAGAAGAAACCTGGACTTAGGGTCGCAGGAATCCGCAGTCTTGCCGCTGAAGCAAGCACTTAACCACTATCCTTTACAGGACGAGGATCGCAAATTCGCCGCGGTTTGGTTATTTGAAACAAGAATTTAGGCAAAATGAAGGGCTAGAGACGCCCTACGTAAGCAAGTATGTTAGTGTATATTTGTTTACCGCCGCTGGAATAAGACACTGCTCGTGGTACAGGCCAACCGCCACTGTAATGCAGTAACACTAAGTGACATATGTTCAACTCGAATAATGTTTTCTTTGCCCGGTCAGGGCAAAGTGTGACTGAACAATCTGAATAATATTATTTCGTCTTCGACGAAGTATGTGCTCTGAGTGTCAACGAAAGAGCAAATGAGCGTCAGCTCATTATAAATAACAAATCATATTCCGGAATAATAATGCAATTATCAACACTTCTTAGTACCTTAGATAGAATTGAAAATTCTCCTAAACAATCTATATTTGAAAGCATAGGTCAAGGAGATCAATACTTCCGTACCTGGGAAAGGGATATTCACCCTGTACTATGCGAAGTTGCCCTACAACCTGACCAAATACAACAATTATTTAAAAGTATAGAAGCAGGTGCTGGCCGTAGTGCATTAGGTAAAGCGGGTGACATGGTCAAGGGTGCTAAGGACAAAATTAGTGATGTATGGTTTAATAAGTTTGGAGGTATGCTACAGAGTAGTGGCCCGGTCCAAGCATTTGATCAAAAGTTTGAAGAAATTAAATCAAAAGTAGCTGCCAAGAATCCTAAATTAGCGGCCCAGCTAGCCAAATACGGAGAGTTTGCTAAGAACAATCCCAATCTACACAAGTTCTTGTTGGCCATTGCAGGTTCTGCAGCCGCAGCCTTAGGTGTTGCAGTAGCAGGTGGAGTTGGTGCAGGCGCATTAGCTGTAGGCACAGGAACTGGTATTGCAGTAGGTATTTTAAACATTGCTGACCGTTTACTACAAGGTCAGAAAGCAAGTACTGCCATTGGCAGAGGTGCAACAACAGGCGCTATTGCTGGATTAGCCGCAGGTGCTGCTGCTAAGATTGGTGACATGGTCAAGGCAGGATTAAGATCTGATGTTATTGCAGATCTTAAAGGTATGACTATTACTAGACACACTATGGATCATAACGGTGCTATGTTTAGTGCAGTAACAAAAGAGCCAGAAACATCAGCGTTAAAAAATGCATTCGATGCACTAATGCCAAAGTTTGGAACTGGTGGACAAGTTGATCCTAACGCAGTTAATAAATTTGCAGAAATGATGGCTAAAGTATCAAGCCCAGAATATCAAGAAGCAATTAGTAAAACAAGAGAAGTAGCTAAAGCTGCCAAAGAAGCTGCAAAATCTAGTATAGCCCTAGTTACTCAATTACAACAAGTAGGCACAGCAGCCGCCGGCGGTATTGCTAGTGCTGCAACTAATCAACAACCTGCCCCAGTTAAAGAATCTTTAAACAGAAATCAACTAAACGAATTATTTGGAATCACGGGCAACAAGGTAGATGCTAGTAAATTACAAAAGGCTTGGGAAAAAGCAGGCAGTCCAACGGACAGCGAAGCAGTTGCTAAGATATTACAAAGTGCAGGTGTAGATCCTGCAGTAATTTCTAAAGCATTTACTGACATGTCATTGCCTGCACCTGCAGGCAAGGTTGAACCTGCATTAGACAAGCCGGTAAATACCAAAGACTTAATGGACAAAATTAAAGCACTCGGTCCTGAAGAACAAAAACAAGTGCTGGCATACTTAAAAAGATAATAGGAATCACCTACATGAAGATCAATGAACTAATTAGCGAACAAACTGACATAGACGAAGGTCTTGGGTCATTTTTAGGAAAAGCCGCTGGCCATGCTGTAGGTGGTGTAGGTGCCGCTTGGAGAGATGCTAAACAAGGGTACAAAGACGCTAAGGCAGTTTGGGATCCAAAAGATCCTCCTGGCACATATAACAACGATCCAGCTGCACCGCCAGCTACAGGTACTGTTCCTGCTGAGCCTACAGCCGGTGGTACGCCTTCTCCTGCTCCAACCGGTGATACTGGACGACCATACGTAGCACCTGCTCCGGCTGGTGGAGCACCTGCTCCGGCACCTGCCGCTGATCCTGGTGCAATTGGTAGTATTATGCAGGCTGTTGATAAATTAGATCCTGCAAGTAAAAAACAATTAGCAGGCGAATTAGAAAAGAGCATGGCTGCTCCTCCACCTGCTGCCGAAACACCCCCTGCACCAGGAGCAACTCCTCCTGCACCTGGTACGCCACCGCCAGCTGATTCAGGACAAGATCATGGATTAGGTAAACAAAGTGATGGTAAATTTATTACACCTGGACAACAGTTTGACACAGAAACTGGTAAACCATTAGCTGCTCCTGGAAGCACTCCTGCACCGGCTCCAACAGGCCAAGGAGTAGAAATTGATCCTGCAAAAGCCGCAGCTGATAAGGCAGCAAAGAATCAAGCAGATGCTGACCAACGTAATGCTGACATAGAAAAAACAAAACAGGCTAATGCCGCAAAGAATCAGCAAGACGCTGCTATTAAAGCAGCCGCAGATGCCGCAAGAGCTAAATCAGGATTTCAACAAACTGCCGCAGACAAGCTAGCAATACAAGCCGCTGACAAAGCAGGCATTAGAGAAGCTGAAGAAAAGAAAAAGAAACTTAAGAAGAAGAAAGTTGTTACAGAATTTAAGAGCAACTTTTTAGGAATGATGATTTAAAAGAACGGCAAGCCCGAGTCTTTGGTTATATTTAAGTTCTCTTCGATTAACTGTCCAACAAGTAATCGATCATCTGTGGTCAACAAGAAAGCTTCTGATATGGTTATGCCACCGCGCATATACCAACATATCTTAATAAGTTCCTCTCTTAAGGCTTTTGTATCTTTTTCATATTCTTTAACAACACGATCAATGCCGTCGTTGTCAAGATACAAAAGCCTTAGACGAAAAAAGTTGCAGGATCAAATACCATTGGTACTTCAACAGTATCACCTGTAAATCCTTTTTCACGCATTTCATCTGTAACCGTAACAATAACAGGTTTAATAGTATTGAGTTCTCTTAATCGATCTAGATGTTCTTGAATCTTGTTAAAGATTTCTTTGTCAACGTTTTCAATAAACTCTTTAATAAACTTTGGATTGTCGGTACTACCTTCACTAGAATCAATTCTAATGATACTAGCCTGTACCATACCTAGCGTAATATCAGTTAACTTACTGAAACTTTCTTTAAACAGCTTTAACTTTTCAGCTTCTTCAAGTTTATCGTTGTTAACTACCTGTATGATTTTTTGAGTTTCAAAAGTTTTTAATGCGCTTTCGCTGATTTGTTTATAGGTCATAGGACGTACAAACACAGTTAGATCATCAGTAATCTGTACAACAGGATCCCAAGTTACTGTATTGAGTAAATCGTCCATGACATTTCTAAGGTCAACAGTATATTCCATTTCGATGTCATCACCAAATGTAATCGGAGTTGTCATTTTTTCACCGTAGGTTGCTAGTCTAATAGCAATTAATGCAACATCTAAATCAATGTTAGGCATGTGCCACGCATTTTTAATGTTTGGAATACAATGTTGGATGACATCAACAATAGCTTGTCCACTCATGACAGCATCGGGAACTTTAAGCATCAATTCATCTTTGGCAGTCATAGAGTAAACTGGGTATTCTCCTGTTTCTGTAGGAATAATAGTGCCCGCTGGCCAATACTCACCGTTACTAGGCAATCTAATATAGATCTTTGGTTGCCTCATAAAAGAA